TCTAAAAATAATCGGTACTTTAAATTATCAATTCTCAGTTTATTTTTTTCGCCATATTGCCAAAAGTCTTCGTGTTCGGATGCTTCCTTTATTTCGTTGAATGTATCCTCCGAAATACCATATTTTTCGATTACTTCCTTTTTACCTTTTTTTAAATCTACTTTTATTGAGTCTATTTTATTATAATTCTCAAAATATTTTATATCGAAATTACGTTTTTTATAAGCGGATTTGATTGTTGTTTTAGCCTCTGTCTCGGAGAAGTCTCCTATCACTACATTATTAAGAATGTAACCCTCAGCATTTGCTTGAGTAATACCATACTCACAAAACGCTCCAGCCAAATCAAAAATAAAAGCGTTACGCTCTCCCTCTCTAAAATCTTTTTGCCAATTCCACTCCATTATTTTAGCGATAATTTTATCCTGGTCGGTAATTGGTAAAAGTGGCACTCTCTCCGAAACGTTAAATCCCTCCTCCTTTAAAATTGGATCAAAAATTTTAGCCTCCGGATTAAAATAAATATTCGGATCGTATGACTCAAAACAAACTCGGTCAACATTTGAGTTGCTTATATCAAAATAATCAAAATTAAATTGCTTTTGAAATTCTTTAAAAACTTTCGGATGAGTTTCTTTTGTCAGTTCATTTGAAACTTTAATCACTCCCTTAATTCCTATTCCGGACGGACTTATAAAAAGTAAGCAAAAATGCTTATTTTGTTTTAATGTCTCTAATTGTGAGAGCATCGTTTCAATGTCTGGATATTTGTCAAAATCGACAACCATCAAACCGGAATGTTGCTGGAGTGAGTTTGAATTTCTCTCTTTAAAAATTCCTCCAAATAAAATGCAAGGTAATTTTGTTTTGTTTTCTTTTGCTCCGTTTCGAACTAACTCGACAATCTCTTTTGAAGTTCCTTTTTTAATCCTATTGACTATTTTTTCAATTGGAACGTGAAAGGGTACGTCGGTCGACTTATATAAGTCCTTAAATACTGATACTATCATATTGTAAAAAAATAGTCCCTATTACCAGCAGTGGTAGTTGCGTGGTAATAAGGACTTAATAAAAAGTTAAAAATGGCTACCACTCCAAATATTTTTTAAAGATAAATAAAATTTTTTAATATACTAATTTTTTTTAATAATTTTTAAATAGTACACATTCAACACATTTTTTTTAAAAAAGTACCCCCCCCTATCTTTTTAAAAATTTGTTTTCTAGGGGAGTATAGAAAAACGCTTTAAATGTGTACTATTGGAAAAAAAAGGAGACATAAGTCTCCAATTTCCATTATTAACCAAACTAATTACTAAAAATCCAAATCGTCATCCTCGATAACCTCATCCGACTCGTTTGGGATAAGCGCATCTATTGGCTCAGCCTTTGCTAAATAGGTTTTTAAATAGGCCTCCAATACATTATAAGCCTCGTCCGCTAAGTCTGCCTCCGATTCGCTTAATGACTTATCAAAAGCAAATCCTGGCGTCGTATATTTAACAGCTCCTTTTTTACCCTCAACGGCTTTGTCAACAACAACCCACTCGTCCGTTAAACGTGATCGAGTTTTCGCTGTAAAATCTCCGTAACTTTGGCATGCTGCGCCCTTTAATTGTAAGTTAGCAATTGAGCCGTCCTCAAGCATACAATAAACGCTTTTAACATAATGCCCTCCGGCTGACTTAACTTTCTCTTTAATGTCTTTGTATAGACCTTTTGCAATTTCATTCCCTTTAAATGGTTTAACAACCATTTCGTCACGCGAGATAAATTTAACCTCGTTTGAATAAATCGAGCTTTCACTCGCATCGTTCCATCCTTTAATGGTGTGAAGTTCGTCCAATACTAAAAACTTAAAAGGCAATTCCAAAGATACATTTTCCTTTTTGTCTTTGTCGTAGTAATTAAAACATTTGTTGTTTGATTTCCACTCAACGAATTTAGTTGCTGGATTTGTTTGTGGTTGTGCAAACGCTTGCTTGCGGTTTGAAGTACTCATAATTTTATTTTATTTATGGTCTGGAATTAAGATGCCCAAACCTTGCATCGGTTATTATGATATTGCTAAATTATATAATTTTTTTTAATTAACAAAATTTTTCTATATAAATTGTTTACTCTCTCGGAATTAACTCCTCGTTTATAGTAAAAATTTAATACTCTTTTGATCCTGGTTAAATCGCTCTGCTTACTCATTTACTACCTCCAAATCTAAATAACGATAGCTATTTGTAAAATTCCCCCAGTCAACAACAATCGGCAGCGATGGCGAGCGTCTCGGATCTTGTAACTCGTTGCCGATTTCTCTAATAACTCCAACTTTGTCAGTTGGATTGTGTCTGTCCTTTTCTATTGCAAAAATGCTCGTTTCTTTTATTTTTACTTTTTGTCCTACTTCCATAATATTAAAATTTTAGTGATATTGAATTTTTGCGAGGTGTCGTTCCAACCTTTGGAACTTCGTTTCCGTACGCGTCAAAAATATGTTGTTTTTGAGCTAATTTTAAAAGCTCAACTCTCTCGTCCAAATCGGCTTTTAATTCTCTGTAAACTTCGTCCTCGATATAGTTTAAAGTTTCGCCTCCATTTGTTGGAATGAACTCAACGCCGTAGCATTTTAGTTTTTCCTCTGGCAAATGTTTTCTCATCTCTGAGTCAGCCGAATTGACAACTTCTTTTAATCGGCAAATATTTGCCATAAATTGATATTTGTCAACCTCTCCGCTTTCGATTACATTGTCAACCATTCTTTTGCCGGTTAAGATTGCATCTTTTTTCGTAAATGTTGGCTCGTACATTGTAACGAATTGCTCTGAATTTTCTAAAAATAATTTTGAATTTGCTCCCAATTTAGTTTTCGTTTTCGTATGCCTTTTGGCATTCAGTTGAACAATAATTTTTTTCGCTTTGCTCTCCGCAAAATTTACATTCTTTGTCTTTTGTCTCTGGAGTTTCTAATTTCCAGTTATCGTAATTTTCCATTCAGTTGATTTTTTGATAAGCATTACACATTTTCTCGTTGTCTGAGTAATGGATTGATTGAACAATTTTTCTCATCCATTTATCAAATTTTTTGATTTTTTTTAGTTTGTCTTCCATTTTTCTAAAATTTTTTCGATTGTTTGTTTAATTTCGTTTTCTGACTCAATAGGGATTAACCTTTTTATTATTTTAGTTTGAGTTCCTTGTTTAAATTTTGGCTTTCGTCCGGCGTTTCTTTTATTCATTAAATAAGTCGTTTATATTTCCAAGTGTAAACTCAACATCCAAATAAAAACATATTGTAACCGCATCGTTAATTTTTAAATCTGAGTAAAATTCGTGATCCTCTAATATGTTAACAATGTTTGCGTATGTGTACGGATGATTTTCTTTTATTAAATTTAATTTTTTCTTAAATTTTGGTTGTAATCTTTTTAATAATGTCATAATGATAAATAATAAGTGATTAATCGATCCTGGATCGCAATTATTTTTTTTGCTTTGTCAATGTTTTCATTCACATTTAAACCCAAATTTATAATTTTAATATAATTTTGAAATTTAAGCTCTGCATTGTCAATCATTTTTAAGATTGCAATTTTTTTCTGGTGTTCGTTAATTAGTCTTTTAGTGTCCACTTCTAAAAATTATTTGGATTAATATATAACTCACTACAAAAATGCAAAACCTGTAATAAAATTTTTTTGATCTCATAATTTTAAATATTTGTTTGTTAATAATAGAGCAAAGATATAATGTTTTTTTAATTAAAAGGCCTTTAATTAAATTTTAACATAAATTTAACATATTAAGGCATAAAAAAACCACTTATAAAAGTGGCTTTGATTTGCTTAAGTCTGTGACGTCTCCAGTTAAGCGAATGTATTTAATTTTTTATTAATATAGTATAAAAATAATAATATCAATATAAGCCAAAGCCACCAAAATTCATTTATAATTGACGCTTTACGCTCCATTTGTTTAACAATCGTTTTAGATTGCGTGGTTTGCTTAATATTTTCTTTACGGCTACTTTGTACAATCTCGCTTTTTAGTGTCTTATTTGAGCTTATTTCGTTTCTGTGGCGTATTTTAGCGTTTAGATACGAGGTTTTTTTGCCGGTATTGTCTATAATAACAATCGCTTTGCAAGTGTCAATTGGCTCAATATAAAAATCATTAACGACTTTGTCAATATTATAAGCCGTATTTGTCACAATTTTAGTAGTATCGGAGATGCTTACTTCCGTTTTTGTTGTAGTTTCGGTATTGCTTTTGTTTACTTTGCGAGTTCCACAACTCACAAATAACAATAAAATTAAAAAATATCTCATTATCTTATTTTATTTTGGACTATTCTTAAATTATTAACTTCATAATCTCCAGACTTCTCAACTTTAATATGTGCAAATCCGTTATTCCAACTATTAAAGGGCATATATTCTGGTTGCAATCCACATAAACAACCAACGCTCCAGGTCGTTGTTACGTTTCCGCTTAAGGAAACCTCCGTATGTTCGGACGTTCTATGGTGATGGCCTATAATTGAGCTTTCTTTTGCTTTCATATAAAGCCCTCTCGCCGGATTAACCGGAGGAGCAAAACCGCTAAAAAATTCGTGTCCGTGCAATAGTGGTAATTTGCCCGCTTTGGCTATTTGCTTGCTCTTTACTTCTTGAACTCCAGCCTCTCCAAATCTTAAAATTGTGGAAAGTTCAAAATCCGGTATTCCTAAAAGCTCAGGCGCTTGTAATTTTAAAAAGTTTTGCCAGCGGTCTTCATGATTTCCTATTTTATAATAAATCGGAGCTTGAAAGTGGTCTTGTAAATTTTTTAAAAAGTTTCGAGTCATTTCTAACTCGTCAGCCATATTTCGAAGACGTCTGTCTTTAATAAATCGGCTTAACATATACATATCGATTGTATCTCCATTTAAATAAACGCAATCTATATTCTCGCTTTTACCATAATCGATCGCCAATTTAAGAGCATCGTTGTTTTGATAAGGAAAATGAATGTCACTTAAAAATAAAATGTTTTTGTTAGGGACAATTACTTCGCTTTGCTTTTCATAATCCGACTCTGGTAACTCAAAATTTTTTTGCATAAATTGTTTTCTTTCTTTTGCTGTTCTTACTGAGGTTAAATTTTTATTGCTTTTATTCAATTCGCCTCGATGCGCTCGTACAATTCCACGCGCCGCCTCTACGCTATTAAAGTCAATCGGATAATCTGCAACCAACAAACGAGATATTGCGTTCGTGGATGCGTGTGGAAATTTAAGTAAATATTCTCTAACAATCTCACCTTTATAAGTTATTTTCATATATTTGGATAAATAATTCCGTTTTGAAATATAGTGTTTTTATTATCAATTAAACTTTTTAATTTTTTCCAATCATATCCAAACGCTTTTTGAAAATGCGGAGCGTCTTTAAATTTTTTCCAATCTCCGCCCCACTCATAACCTTTAGACTTAAAAAAAGAAACTACAAATTGCCAATTTTTGTCATTATGCCAGCTAGCACTTTCAAAAGTTCCGTCTCCATTTTTATCGTACAATAAAACAATATCAAAAGCAAGCCCGTAATTGTGTATACTTTGCCAGCTGTCCGCGTTGGTTACCTTTGGCCTTTGTAAAAATAATTTTTTTTGCTCCTCCGGACTTCTAAAAACATACGCAAAACGAAGTCTCACATTTTTAGGCAGCTTTTTATTGCATTCTAAATACAAACTTAGTAATTCTTTTTTAATTTTAGGATGCGCTTTGCTTATTCTCTCAATTGTTAACTTGTCCTCCATTATCATTTTTATTTTTTTCCATTAAATACCAACGGCGTAATGTATATCCGGACGCTAAAACAAAAGCGACAATTTTCATTGTAGCGTCAACGTCTGCAAATGAAATCGCGTAAAAAGTTCCTGTCAATAGGGATGTTTTTAAATCTAAAAAGTATTGTCTCATTTTTTTAATCGTTCAACTATATTTGTAATGCCCTCAATTCCGATATAACAAGTTGCAATTACAACCCAGTCCTCCGAGGTTAATTTAGAAGTAAATAATCCTCCGCAAGCTATTAAAAAAACTAATAACTTTCGAGAGATCCATTTACTCAAAATTAAATCAAATTGCTCCTTGCTCATCTTAATTTATTTTATAATTCGAAACCGGCAAAATTGTGTATAATTTTTTTAGGGAATATTTCATTATCAAATTTAATCTCAATTTCCGACATTACGTCAAAAGCATATCCGTCGTAATATTCCGGTGCGGTAAATTCTTTTAAATCTGGACTACAAAATCCTTGTGTTTTTACTACTTTGCCAATCTCAACAACGGCATGGATACCATCTCCGTAAGATAATTTAGTATCTTTATTTAAATCATTAAACTCAATATAAACATTTTTGTTTATAAAATCTTTTATAGCCGTTTCTTTGTCTTTGTAATTTAATTTATATATATACATATTATATTGTTGTTAATTCAGCAAGTTCCGAATTTGTTAAACGTGTTTTCCAAAGCCCCGAGGCATTTACATTTTGTTCTCCATCAAATCCACTTACATCATATTGAAAACCAAAACTTGTCAAAGTTCCGGAAACTAATCCGCTGGTGTCAGTTCCTATTTGATTACCATCTAAATATAAAATAAAATCATTATTTTTATAAGCAAATGCAAATTTATGTCTTCCGTTTTGTAAACCAACAACCGCCTCGATTAAACATGTAAACGAAGTGCCATCGTTATAACCGGCATAAATTACTCCAGTTGAAGTTACTTGTATAAAAGCAACTGAAATTCCTCTTACATAAAATAAAACAGGATTGTTGATTTGACTAGATATATTATCAATATAAGTGTCAATAAACATTGTTCCCTCTGTTTGTCCTATTAAAGAAGTTATCGCGCTTTTATTAATTACCTCAGCATTTCTAGTTATTGCAGTCGCTTGAGTTTTTATATATGAACTTGCATAAATTGGCTCTAATTGAGCGCCCCACAAATAAAGTCCGGAAGTTCCATTCCCTATATAATTATTTTGACCTGAATCGTTTAATATATTAAGTAATATTTGCGCACCAGCTCCAGTTAAATCGGCAAAAGTTGCTTGGCATCGAAACCAACCATTTCCGTAGTTTTCAATTTTACCATTTTTTGCCGGTGCGGTAGTTGTAGCAGTTCCCGCAGTTAAATCAAAAGTTACGTTCCCGGTTAATGCAAAAAAACCTTGTATTTGAAATTTAGTTCTCTCAGCCGCTTTAACAAATACTGAAATTGTATAATCTCCCGCCCCAACTGGAGGCTGAAAAATGTCAGCGGTATGATATCCATTTGAGGTATCTTCGATTAATTTGTCTCCGGTTGTTGTTCCGTCTGGAGCAACTACAACGTCAGTGCTTACTGACGCTCCAACTTTTATATATACGGCATTGCTAAAGTCTTCGCTGTATGTTTGCACGTTTGTTCTTTGTGGCTCTAATAAAATTGTCGGACAATCTCCGTTTAAATAATCTAAACGTGTAACATTATTCGCCACGCTTTCAATTAATCCATTTGCGTTTACTCTCGTTGCTGTTGTTGCTCTTGTCACGTCCAAGTCTCCCGCTCCATTGCTTGGGATAATTGAATAAAGTTTGCTCGCTTTATATCCGTTTGGCGTTACAAATAACGACGCTTTGTCTAATAAACTCATTTATATATTATTTAAATTTGATAATTGATTAAAGAGGCATTTTTTACTTTCAAATGTTCCTCCGTCTGCGATTGTTCTGTCTTGTAAAGTTGAAACGTTGTAAAATATTTCCATACTATCGTAAATGCTAAAATTAGCCGTAATCGTTCCGCCACTTTGTTGGCTCAAAGTTAAGGTTTTTATTTCCGTTCCGCTAAATGCTGCCGAATTTATTTTGCTTTGATAAGCTGTATTAAAATCAACTAAATTGGCATCGGTAACATATCGTTTATTTGTTGAGTCTGCAATTTCAGCCGTCGTAATGCTTTTATTTTTCCAAAGAGAAGTTGAGCTGTCAAAAGCTAATAATTGATTATTTGAAACGCCGTTTATTGCTACATTGTGCAACTCTTGTAATTCATATCCGTTTTGGATTTGTACTTCAATTTGTCCTTGAGTTGGATGCGAACGTGTTATTTTTCCGATATAAACTAAATGATCCGGCGCGCTTGGTTTTGTAGTTGTATAAGTTCCGGCCGTTGTTGGACTTAAATATAATTGAGCGCCCTCTGTAAATGACGAAGTATTTAAACCGCTTATGTCTCCAATAACAACACAATATCCAACTCCATTATTTAAAATGTCCGATTGTAATAATCCAAAAGTCCTTGAGCTTAAACTCTCGGAACTTGCTTGAGCTTTTGAAACTAAAATTTTATTTCCATTTGCTCCGCTAATATAAACAACGCTCCCCTTTGTCAAAGTTGATCCTGTCATATTTTTAACCTCTCGAACTATTGTACTGGCTTGTCCGGTTGTTGGAATATCTAAGGCAGTTATAAAAGGATTAACTCCGTCCGCTCCGTCGTTTATTAAGTCGCTTGTGTTTGTAACCGCTGCCGGAATTGTAGGTTTATTTAAAATTTGAGCAACGCCACTCGTTGCATTCCAATCCGAATTAACTTGCGCTGCCGGAATTGTAGGTTTATTTAATATCTGAGCGTCTCCGCTTGTCGCGTTCCAATCTGCATTAACGTTAACCTCTGCGCCTGGTTGAATGCCGGCTAATTTATTTTTCTCAGCCGTTGTATAATCGTTTGAGCTTAATCCCTTTCCGGCAACTTTGTCAACTTTCAAAGCGTCTTGTTGGTCTACATAAACAATTGTAGCCAATCCGTCAATTGAGGGAATAGTTGGTTTGTTTAAAATCCTTGCGTCTCCGCTTGTCGCGTTCCAATCGGCGTTAACATTTACCTCAGCTCCGGCTTGTATTCCGTCGAGCTTAGTTTTTAAAGTATTTGTAAAATCGTTTTGACTTAATCCATATCCGTTAACCTTATCGACTTTCAAAGCGTCTTGTTGGTCTACGTATGTAATTGTCGCTAGCCCGCTAATTGACGGAATAGTTGGTTTGTTTAATATCTCAGCTTTGCCACTTGTCGCGTTCCAATCGCTATTAACTTGCTCGGCTGGGATTGTCGGTTTATTTAAAATTTCAGCAACGCCACTCGTTGCGTTCCAATCCGAATTAACTTGCATGCCAGGAATGTCCTCAGCTGTAATAAAAGGATGCACTCCGTCCGCTCCATCATTTATTAACTCGCTTGTGTTTGTGACTTGAGTTGGAATTGTTGGCTTGTTTAAAATTTGAGCCAATCCAGTAGTTGCGTTCCAATCGGAATTAACTTGAGCCGCTGGAATTGTAGGTTTATTTTTTATAAAAGCCGGATCGGCTGGAATTGTAACATCCCAATCGCTTTGAACTTGCTCTCCGATTACTCGATTAATATTAATAATATAATCATTCGGGTTGCTTACAATTGTAATCTCCTCAGCTGAGGCCTCAACGACTATATCAATCGTCTCAACTATTGTCGATGAGTTTACAATAATATCGTTAATAGTGTCTTGTACTATTATATCTATATTGTCGCTCATATTATCGAGTTATGTCATCGGTTATTGTAAACAATCCACTTATCCAAGTGTTAACTTGGCCGTCTTCGGTTGTCACTTGAATGTCATATTTATAATTGCACGCCGGAATATCAATAATTTGCTCATCAATTGCAAATTGTCCGTTCTCAGCGTTAAAAATAGTTAACTCAGGTTGCAAAGCAACTTCACCTCCAGCCTGTTTTCTTAATTGCATCTTAACCTCTGCGTCTGTTAAGTCGAGAGGGATTTCATTAATGTTTATTTGAAAGGTTACCGCTTTGAATGTGTCCCCTCTTTTGGTTGTAAAGTTTAAAGTCTGCGCCATTTGTCAAAAATTTTTTTAATTTCTTTATATTTTCCTCTGTCCTCTTATCTGTTTTCCTCATGTTAATATGGTTTGTCTAGCCACCATTTGCCACAAATTAAATTTGAACGCATTGGATTAACTATATTTGTTGAACTACTTACGTATTCTGGTAAATTGTTTTTGTATAACCATCTCAACATCCTGTCTTGGTACATTTCCGACTTAAGTCTCATATTGTTAACCAAATAATCAACTTCGGTTTTATCAATTGCAACCGAGTTGTCAGGTTGAGTTTTAAAAATTCCGTTATTGTTTACTTTGTAAGCTCCAATAAGTAAATATTCAACCGCTGCCGCTGCAATTAAAAAAGGAACTATATATCCCTCATATAAGGTTAAATATTCGCCGGCCAATTCGTCGTCTTCAAAGTCTAAGCAAATTTTATTATAAAGAGTTTCGCCTAAAATCTCCTCTAATCTTATCCTTTGAGCGTCTGCGATACATGGAATATATAAATCTATATCAATATTCCCGCCCAAAAGGGTGTTTTTAGTTAATTCGTTCTCTTTTAAAAGTATTGTCGTTGCCATTTATTGTCTATAATTTGGTGTTAATGACCAAAAATTGTTACTCTCTGAGGCAATTTGCGCCACCTCAATTTCATTTTCTTGCCATCTCGCTTGAGGTCTGTCCGCCGGATCTAAGTCCAAAATCATTTTTCGAGCCTCGTTTACGCTTATTCTCTCATTATTTTTACGCAAATATATTTTTCTCATCCAAAAATGTTGACAATTTACTCCTCCTTTGTAAAGCCAAATGCTATAATTATCCGCTCCGCCAGGACCAAAACCAGCATTTACAACTTTTGTCTCTGCAATTGTAATGTCCTCTTTGCGATAAGTACGTCCAGCGCTTACCATTTTATTACAAAAATCTCTTTGAGCGTTTAAAGCACCCTCGTAAGAATAACGAATTTTAAATAATTCGGTGTCTTGTTCGCTTGTTACGTTTGGGAAACTTGCAAATGACCTAGCCAAATTTAAAGTTATTTCGTTAATCTCTAAATCTTTGGTTACCGGTATCGCATCAATCTCAATCCACTCGTCCTCGTCTACAATTTCGCCCAATTCAATTAGAGCGTCCGCAACTTCGGAAAGTCCGTTGTCTTCTTTTGAACAACAAACCTTTTGACTTGCTAATTGAGTAATCGGAGCTGGTTGATTTGTAAATAATGATTGAGCAACGGCTGCCGGAATGTTAAGGAATTGAACTAAGAAAACAATTGCTTGCTCAGCTGTCAAAATTCCCTCTCTTACTTTTGCAAATATGTCAATCGCTGAGGCAATTTGCGCTCCGTTATAAGATATTGCAGCGTCATTGGTTACGGCTTGAGTTGTCTCTCCGGTTACGCTTTCAACAACTTCCTCAGCTCTTAGACTTTCAAATTGTAAATCCAAAGTTATTCCGTTAACAGCAAAAATCTCCATTAATCCGTCCAAAATTATTTCTTGTTTTGGTCGTATTA